AGCAATCCACACCTAAACCTAAAAAACCTGCTAAAACTAGTACAGACACCAACGAGGAGATTTAACCCACATGGCTACCAGCACTTACCTATCTAACCCGTTAGTCACGGTTAATGCCGTTGACTTGACCGACCAGACCAGCGCCGCAAACTTTACGCGCGTGATCGAGGCATTGGAAAGCACATCGTTTGGCAAAACCGCACGCGTTTACACGGCTGGCTTAGAGAACAGCACATTGACTTTGACGATGTACAACAGTTTTGCTGCCACAGAGACTTACGCAACTTTGGCTGCATTAGTGGGCACATCCACAACAGTCAAGATCAAACCTACGAGCGCAGCTACTAGCGCAACTAACCCAGAGTCAACACTTACGGGTTGCTACCTAGAAACCCTGCCAATTGTTAACGCCGCATTGGGCGCACTTGACACAATTGACATTGTGTTTACTGGTGGCGTTTACAGCGTTGCAGTAGCGTAACCAACGGCCTACATCGGCCCGACACGAAAGGTAAGGCATGAAAATTAAACTTGAATTAGACCTGCAAGATGGTCGCGGTACGCGCACATTAAACACAAACATGTTTGTTATATGTGAGTGGGAAAAAACAGAAAACCGCAAAGTTTCTGACGGTCGAGGCATTGGTTACAGCGATTTGGCTTGCTGGGCATATACCTTGTGCAAATTGGCTGGCGATTCAGTACCGGACAATTGGCGCGAATGGGTTAAACAAAATCCAGACATGGAATTAACATCCGTTGACGAGACAAACCCAAACCCTACGGCGTTGGCACTTACCGACACCAACTAGCAGAAGTGCTGGTGGCAGTAGGGTGGTGGCCAACGCATATTGAGTTTGACTCACGCGACTTGCTTACAACGATTACGCTATTAAATAAACGTAGTCAAAGGTAAACCATGTCTGTTTCAACCACAATTACTGTTGTAGGTGTCAAAGAAACTATTAACGCGCTCAAAAAGATTGACCCGCAGTTGCAAAAAGACTTTAGGCAACAGGCCAACGAGATTGCATTACCAGCAATTAACGCAGCAAAAGACATGTACACAGAATTACCATTGTCTGGTATGGCGTACAATTGGGATAGTCGAGGCCGTAAAGTATTTCCGTTTACAGTTGCCAAAGCCAAAAGCGGTGTGCGCCTACGCATTGACACTCGGCGCAACGCGGTAGGCGTAATCCTGATTGAGCAAAAAGACCCGGCTACAGCGATCTTTGAAACTGCTGGTCGAGCAAACGCAAACAAACTTGGCAACCAACTAGGGTTTGTAGGTGCTGGCCGTACACGTTTAATTGGGCCAGCCGTTTACAAGGCTAGGCGTGGCATTGAAAACGAAATGAAAAAAATGATTTTGGATACAGCCGCCGTAGTAAGAAAAGAGCTGTAATGCTGTCAATACCAATTATTGCGGAATATGACGGTAAAGCGCTAGATCGCGCAATAACGCAATTTAAACAATTAGAAACTGTTGGCGCGAAAACTCAATTCGCAATCAAAAAAGCAGCCGTGCCAGCGGCAGCCGCTCTTGCTGGCATAGCAGCCGCAATTGGGCCTGCAATTGCTGCAGCATCCGACCTTGAAGAAAACATGTCAAAAGTTAATGTGATATTTGGTGACGGCGCAGCAGACATTGAGGCTTTTGCAAAAACTGCCGCTAAGTCATTGGGTCAATCTAAAGCAGCGGTTTTAAATGCCGCCGGCACGTTTGGCACTTTTGGAAAAGCAGCCGGGCTTGGTGGTAAAGATTTAGCAACTTTTAGTAATGATTTTACGGCTCTTGCATCAGACCTTGCATCTTTTAATAACACGACACCAGAGGAAGCAGTCAACGCAATTGGTGCAGCATTGCGAGGCGAAGCAGAGCCAATGCGAAAATTTGGTGTTTTGCTGAACGATGCCACGTTAAAAACCGAAGCAATGGCTCTTGGTATTTATGACGGTACAGGCGCGCTTACTGATCAACAAAAAATACTTGCGGCACAAAGCGCTATTTTTAAGCAAACTGGAGATGCACAAGGGGATTTTGCTAAAACATCTGACGGCCTTGCGAACAGTTCTCGAATAATGGCAGCGCAAATGGAAAACCTAAAAGGCAGCATTGGAGAAGCGTTGCTGCCAGTAGTGCAAGCCATTTTGCCATATGTACAAAAATTTGCAGATTGGGCTACTAATAACCCAGAGGCGTTTTTGTTTATTGCTGGCGCTATCGGTTTGGTTGCTGCAGCAATTGTAGCTACAAATATTGCTATGGCGCTTAACCCGTTTAGCCTTATTGCAATTGGTGTTGCTTTGCTTGTTGCTGGTTTAGTTGTTGCTTACAAAAAGTTTGAGTGGTTTAGTACCGGAGTTAAGGCTGTAATTAACGGCATTATCACTGTGTTTGAGACGTTTGCTAACGGTTGGATAAAAGTTATTAACGCAGTTATTAAGGGCTACAACGCATTACCGCTGTTGCCTGATATTGGCTTTATTAACGAAATTTCATTGGGCAGGGTTGGTGGTGACAGCGCAAGCGTTAGCAGCGGAATAAATGTTCCTAAAATGGCTAGCGGTGGCATTGTAAACAGCCCAACATTGGCAATGATTGGCGAGGCAGGCCCAGAGGCCGTAATTCCATTGTCAAAAATGGGTCAAATGGGTGGCACAAACAACATCACAATAAACGTAAACGGTGGAGACCCAAACCAAATTGTGTTGGCTTTGCAACGCTATGTGCGCAGTAACGGACCTGTGCCAATCAACACTCGGGCAATGTAATGGCAGCGCCGATCACATGGGCATTGCAATCTGTACCCACCTATGTAGACAAAATAAGTCAAGTTAGGTCGTTTACAAGGTTTCGAGGCAAACAAAACTATTTAGACGATTACTCTGGCACGCAACTTGTTGTAACCATTTCTAACAACAACAATCAAATAGCCGACTGGCCAGTAGGTCAAGCATTTTTGCTGTCGTATCAGGCAGATCGCCAATTCTTTTGGGTGTCGGAAGTGCAATACGATGACGCACCTGGCACAAATACATCGAGCGGAACTAATACCAACTCAACAGCAACTGTGTATCTCGATGATTGGATGACACGCGCAGGCCGTATTCAAGTAACCAATTTTGCGTTAACAGCCGATCTTGCATTCAGACAGATGTATAACCAATTTACGGTGGCATCAGGCGCATTGCCAACAGGCATGGATTGGATAGCTACAGAAACTAGTAACACCACAGCAGCTGCGGACACTTACACAGGCACATTAGCTGCAAGAATTAACACCAATCTAAAAACTGATTTTACTGGCGGTCAAATGTATTTGACTGACCAATACGCTAATTTGCGTAGAGCCGCAACCGCAGGCACCGCCGTAACTAACGCGGTTACATTAAAGCCAGATAAAGGCGCGTCAACAGGCGATAAATATGTGCTATATCAGCAATTTAAACGCATATCGGCTGGACAAAACTTTCTTAACACAGTCACCGTTGACCCACCAGTAGTAGCCGATCAGACAGCAACCAACGCAGCTAGCGTCACCGCTTATGGCGCACGGTTTAACAGCGTAACTACAGTAAATAACACTATTTCCGAAGCACAAACTAGAGCGCAATGGTTAGCAAACTCTGCATCTGACCCTAACGATCTACGCTTTGAGGTCACATTTACCGATGTAATGCAAGTAAACTCTGGGGTAGCCAATCTCGTAAACAACTACGCGCAAGGCTCGATCATCTATTTGGAATACGTTGTGCCGGGCACTGCCGTAACGACAACAGAAACTTGCTCAATCGAGGGCATTAGTTATTCTGCTACACCTAGCCAAACTGTGTTTACTTTGTATTTGTCCCGTATGTCCGTTTATGCAGAATTTATTTTAAACAGTGCCCAATACGGCGTGCTGAACCAAAACAGGCTAGGCGTATCGTTTTAAATGACATTACTAATTTGACTATTGCGTTAGGATAAAAACACTATGGCCGTTAAAACATTTACATCTGGCGCAACGCTAACCGCAGCCGATACCAACACGTATTTGGCTAACAGCGGTCTGGTGTATGTAACGAGTGCGACAATCGGAACTTCCGTTTCCTCTGTGGCAGTTGCTAATGCTTTCAACAGCACTTACGATAATTACAAAATTGTTGTTGGTGGTGGGACAGGTAATACAGCACAAGCAATTGCGATGATATTGACTGGTTCTACTGCAAATTATTATCAATTTCTTTCATATGTTAATTACGCAACTGCAGGGCAAACTCTTGCATCCGTAAACAATGGCGCAAATTGGAGTTACGTTGGTGAAACCTCTACAAACTCAACTGTTATTAACATTGATGTTATTAACCCAAATCTTGCAAAATACACATATTTTAATGGTTCGTACACGGGGACTGTTGCTGGCACGATTGGTGGTTATCACGGAGTTGCTACTGCGTACACAGGTTTTACTTTGAGTGTTGCTGGCAATATGACGGGTGGAACTATCACCGTTTACGGATACCGAAAGGCTTAACATATGAGCAACACTGAATCGTTATTAGGCACGTTTCACGATGCCATCACAGGCGAAACCGTTACACGCGAACTAACAGCAGACGAAATTGCCGCACTACCAGAGCCAACTAATGAATTTGCGCCTGTTGCGGATTAGCGTCATGCTTGCACTTGTCCTGACCGCGTGCGAAACAACACGCCAAAACGCGCCTAAAACAGGCCCAATGACACGATGCTCAACAATGACACAATGCGAAAGGGTAACTAATGACTAAAGAAAAATCAGAAATAGAACACCTACACGCGCGCATGATCGTGTTTGTCGGTTGCACAATTGCCGTGACGTTTGCAATCACCGTTATCGGCTTTGTGTACGGCTTGTTGTTTGTTACCCAGCCACTAGAGCAATCACCTAATGACGCGCAATTTATTGACTTGCTCTCGACACTCACCGTGTTTATGACTGGCACACTCTCTGGACTTGTTGCCGCTAACGGACTGAAAAGGAAACCAGCAGATGCCAATACTGCCAGCCAACCCTAAAGTTGTTGGCTCACGGCCGTACACAGGTAACAGTGACGGCGCGGCTGCAGGCCCAATACCCGGCATGGATGAGTGGATACGTCAAGCAATTAAGTACAGCAACGGCGCGTTGTGGAATAACGGCAGTTGGGGTGTACGCGATATGCGCGGCTCTGCAAACTTAAGTGTCCATGCAACTGGTCGAGCCGTTGACTTGTCGTACAGGCCGTCAGAAAAATACCCAACAGCAAACCGTAAAGGTGCTATTGCGTTTCTTAACATTGTTATTGCTCACGCAAACGAGTTAGGTGTTGAGTGCGTGCTTGATTATTTTCCTAAAGCATTTGGGCGAGGCTGGCGCTGTGATCGTCAAGCGTGGAAGTCATACAGCAAACCAGAAATACACGGCGCGCCGGGTGGCGATTGGCTGCACGTAGAGGTTTCACCAATGTTTGTTAATCAGCCTGCAAACCTTATACAGCAAGCGTTTAAAAGGGTATTCACCGAATTGCCACACTGATGCCCTATGGTGGAAACACCGGCGATAGGAGATGCAATATGGCAGACGCAAAAACATAC